TTCGTACTATCATACCTATCAAAATCTGTTGCATACGAGCAACCACAAATTGCTAATTTACATCCACTGGGCACTTTTGTATACATTATGCTACCTCGAATAAACTTTCAAATGTTGTATTTTGTTGGGTTGCTTTTAAATCCCAATCCATAACACTAAGTAAGTTACCAATCTTATTATCAATAATAGTTTCTTCCATTGCTCTGTGATCAAATGGCAAATCTTTAAACCATTGTGGTAAATGCAACTCGTCAATTGGAAGTGCAACTGATCGCATCTTCATTGGATTGTCTTTGAGTTTACATACAATAGTTTTCATGCCATCTATAACTTCCATACTAAATTTATCACTGTATGCTTTACGCAATATGTTCCAATTAATACCAGCCATAACATGCCCAACTCCACATCTACCTGTCTTATTATACTCTTTGGTATAATGTGTTATTCTATTAACACGCTTTGGTGTACCTTTTTCCCAACCAGGACGTTCCTTAAATTTTTCTCTAAACTCAGTTATCGTTTGCAATATTTCGTCTTCTTGTGTACCTTTTAATACAGATAATAATATATTTTCTAAAAACCTTTGCATAAACTCTGGTGTATCACTACGTTTAAGATCAAGTCCCATTGCTTTGAGTTTGCCATCACTATCAATATCTTTGCGATTGCCTTCTTCGTCGTATACTAAAATACCATATCGTTTTTTAGTAATAAACAATCCACGTTCTCCACATAACTCTCTACCTGCTTTAATAATAGCACCATTATCTCTTGTTGTATGAAATGCTTTGTTCATGAACTCAGGAAACGTATCATTAACTTGCTCACATATTGCATCATATACTTCGACTACTGTTTCTTTATTCCATTCAAGTTTACCATTATCTATATCTTCTTTCCATGGAATTGTTGCTGAAAAATAACAACTATCAGTATCACCATATATAATACCTTCACCTACATGATCATATTTGCCGGCAATAAATTCATTTACTTTACCAGCCATATGTTTAACAATGCTTCTACCGCAAAGTGTAGTACTTTGTCCTATTCTCATATCAAAAAATCTTGAACCCGGATTTAACAAAGCACCATACAAACTATTTAAGTTAATTTTCTTTACAAGTTGTCTCTTATCCCAAAATTCTATTTGTTCTTTGTTTTTGCTATCAATTGACTCTTTAAGTTTTACCTGCATTTGTTTACGTTCTGCATACCAACGTTCTAACAATCCTGGTATAATACCTTTTTCATCATATCTAAATATTACGCCATTTGCAGTTATACACCATGGTTTTCCACTATTAAAAACAAGTTCGTATACTTCAGCACCAGTTAATTTCATCCTATCGCCATTAACAAAAACAACATCTACTTCGTGTTCTTTGTCTTGCGCCATTACATATTCATATTCTAATGTTGAAAACCGTGGTAACCAAGCATCAGCAAAACTCATTTTCTTTTCGTCACGCCCATCAACACGACCTTCAATGTAGTTTTTTGTATAGTCTGGATCAATATGTGCAACAATAGTTTCTGGACTCATGTTTAATGCACGAATTGCAGACGGATACAGACTGTTAATGTCCATTGAACCAATCCAATCCCATAAGCCTGGTTTTGGATATGCTACATACGCACCTGCGGCTGTTGTTGCTTCTCCGTGATCTTTCTTATCTGGAACTTGAACACCTAATGCATGTGATTCATTAATAATTGCTTGATCACTAACTGCAACTGCACCTAACGTTGTTTTTAACAATACAGTATTAGCATGGGCAAGTACATTATGTAAATCTATATAGCGAAGTTTTTTATCTATTTTAACAAGCATTTCTGTATCTTGCCTGTTATAAGCAATAAACTTTTCAAAATCATTATTATATAATTGATCAAGTGTGCCTTCGTAAGGAACTTTATTTTCGCCAATTTCAACTTCGCCAATAAAGTCTAATCTATAAGAATGATGTTCGTGGAATGTATTTTTTCTGTACAACTGTAAGTAATCTAAATGTACCCGTCCTATTAAATCATATGTTTCTTGTAGTCGCCCATAATTTTCATATTCACGTTTAATTGGATATTTTTGCCACAAACAAAATTCTCGTGTACGTTCTTTACCTAATAACATTGTTACCCGATTAACTATATACGGAATATCATAACCTTCTGAGTTCCATCCGCTTAGTATATCAGCATCTTCTATTAATGCAATAAAATGATTTAACATTTCTTCTTCGCTACTGCAAAGAATTGTATCGTCAAATCTACTACAAATTTCTTCTGCTTGTGTTTTATTAAGTGTTTTGGGAGCAAGACAAAGTGTTACTAACTTGTCTATCCAATCGAGGCCTAATGTAATTGCAGTTATTTTAGCAAACGGATTAGACGGATCTGCATATCCTCTTGCACTATCAAAATCAACTTCGATATCAAAAAAACATGTATTAAGTTTTGCAGTCCTCCCGTCAATATAATTTTCACTTAAACATTGAAAAATAGGATTAATGTCGCTTTCAAATAACGTCTTGTTACTTAAAAGTTTACGTTCTTTCCTAAATGCTTTTGTGCTATTACATTGAACACGTTGCAACGGGTCGCCGTAAATGCTTTTAAATTTACCTCTAGGATCTGTATAATAGAAAGTATATTTTGCAGGGTAGGTTTTATATTCTCTTTTGACTTTTGTTCGTTCTACTACTTCAATACAATCTCTGTCTCTATCAAAAAATGCGTCAATATAGCTCATAGTTTTTCATGCATAACATATTTGTCTAATAAGTTTACTATATTTTCCTTGGGTTGTAAACCTAAAAATGCTAATATGCCGTGTAACGTTTCTTTCTTCATTACTTCACCAAGTGGTGTTTCGGGGCATCTATATAAATCATTATAAAAAACATTGTATATTTCCCACCAGTTTTCGTTAAATGACGGTGCTACAATATCTGTAAAATTTAAACCTAAGTACTCCAGATAACCACCAGGATAGTTAAAGTTTTTATCTAGTATTTCGTCTAGTTCATTTTTATTAGAATTAACATCAACTTCCCAACGTGTCAATTTGTTGTAATCAATTTTATCACCAACTCTAATTTTATTATTATAATTTTTGATTAGTGAGTTAATATTACCTATGTTTAAATCGGATGGTGTTTTAGGAAGTATTTTAATAACTTTAGCATTTTCAAAATATCTTAATGTTTGTGTTATATCCAAATGCAATGCAGTTAAGTACACTTCGTACCCATCTTCTTTTGCTCTATTTGCGTAAGTTGTTATTTCTTGTGCATGTTGTTTAGGATTTTCTAATTGCCAAAAATGATCCTGTTCTACTGCTTGTAATTCTATAGTATCAAAATCACTAATACATTTTCCACCATCGCCGAATTCAAGTTGCTTATCATTGTATAGATGATTATATATAAGTGTTGATAAAAAATCACCTCCCATGCCAACTGGTGCTTGTACAAATATAGTTGGAGTTTTAATTACATACTTTTCAAATAGCCATGGGTTAGTTTCCATATCAACTTCTGAACCCATTATTATTAAAAAGTCTTCAAATGTATTATCAAGTTGATGTACAAACAATTCAGGTGTAAACCAATGGTTTGCTGTCCACGGTTTATCTAAAAAATATCGGCCTCTTAAAAAATGATATAGTATTGCTTGAAAATACCTATCTAAATCATTGAGGGACTCAGGAATATCAACGCCTAGTCCCTTCATATAATTTGTAGTATTTTTGATAATACTGGTAGTGTCAATCATGCAGTTCTTCCGACTTGAATAAGAATATCTTCAAGTTCTTCCATGTCGTCTTTAGTCTTTTGTAATTCTGCTTTGTGTGCAACACGAATTGCTTTATTAAGTGTTCCGGGTTTCATGTCGAGTTCTTGTGCTACGGCTTTTACTGTATCGCCTAGCCCTTCACGTAAATCTTTAATTTCTTGAGATACTTGTACACCTTCGTTAATAACTTGCTTTAATTTAGCAAGATCAGTTTGTCCGAATGCTCTTGTCATAGTTCCTTTTGGAGTTTTTGCTCGCAGAATGCAAAGCAATATATAGTATAACATGTTAAGATTAACATGTCAAGTCTATTATATAGCAAATCCTGGCTTATAAACAGTACGTTTATTAATTCGTAAGGCTGTTAAAATCTTACGCCGATTAGTACCATCTCGTTTATAACTACAATGTACCCATCCGCTATGTGGATCGCCTTTCTTATAGAATTCTAATATAATTTGGTCCCAGTCTAAGTTTTTAGTAATCCATTTTGCTAAGTCGGGATTAGAAACTGAAAAACATTCTAAATCAACTGCTTCGCCATTACAATGCTGACTTCTTGCTGATCCACCTACTGCTTTATTAAGTGCTGGTGATCGATATCCACTATTGACTGTAACTACACCAAACTGTTCTCTAACTGGTTGTAAAATTTTATGAGTAACAACTGTCAAATTAATCAAATGTTCGGTACTAGGCCCGTTGTCAATATCTAACCTATCTGCCGTTGAACTTGCAGTTAACTCTTTTAGATTGAAATTTTTTGATATTTTAATTTTTTCACTCATGTTGGTATTTTAATTCCTGCTATGTTAAGTAAAGATCTGCCCATTGTAATTGCTTCATCAACTACATAATCAACATTCTCTTTAGGTATTCCAAATTCATTACATGCATATTCAAGTAACTTATCCCATTCTTCGTCAGTTAAATCTATAACTTCTGGTAATACGTCATCTATATTATCTATTGCTGGAGCCAATTTTTTTATTGGTTCAACAAAGTTTTTAGCATCCCATAAATCAATATCGCCATCTTCTAAACTTACTTGAACTGCTTTTATAAGCGAAAAAACAAATGCTAATAATTCTTTTACTTCTTTAATGCCACGTTCGTCTGCCATGTTACTCCTATTTGTTAAGTTGCTTTATTTTAGGCATTGCCCTAGATCCAAACCAAAAACTAATGATAGCGGCAAATAATGCTTCTGTTTGATCGTCCCATATTACTGCAATGGTTGCATTTAAATCACTACCATTTTTTATTGCTTGGTATACTAAAGTAATTTTAACACCAATAAATGTTAAAAAGAATACATAAGTTATAAACGGTCTTACGAATGCTCGTAATGAATTTATAAATCCTTTTTGATTTCCAAGAGCTGTATCATGTGCTAAAAGCATCTTTTGCTCTTCAAAATCTTTTTTCGCGGCAAATGTTTGAAGATCTAATTCAACTCCCTGCTTTTTTGCTTCGAGTTGGAGTTTAAGTTCTTCTGTTTTTTGTTTAGTTTCTTCTTTGCCTTTAAAATAATCTATTACGCTTGGGACTGCCGATCCGGCAAAGCCTAATAAACTTCCTAATACTGTAAGCATATTAACCTCTTTAATTTTCTGTTAATACAGATTTTTAAACTGTGTATTTTTTGCCATTCCAGACAAAATATTTAAGTGTCTTACCATTTTTTAACTTCATGGTTTTTAAATTAGCAGAATCT